TAAATACAAGTTTAGAAGGAACTGAATCAGCAAACTCTGGAGACGTAACCGTTGCTAACGATTTTAGAAAAGTATCACTAATAAGAGATCCTAAATCTGGAGGTTCAGCTGCTACGTCAACAACAATGAGAGCAACTACAGCAGTTGTTGGTTCAGGAAGTACAGGTTCGTTTTCTGTTGATGAAAAAATATCACAAGCAAGTACAGGTGCAGTTGGAAAAGTTGTAGAATGGGATCCAACAAATAAGATTTTATATTTCATACAAACAAGACACAATGATGAGGGAGTAGATACTAACGGTAATCAAACAGCTTTTAGTGGCACAAATATTATTACAGGTGCAGATACATCAGCAACATTAACACCTGATACGACAACAGGAACAGTTAATAGTCAATCATTTACAAGTGGATATTCTAATTCAGAAATTGACCACGGTAGTGGAGACGTAGTTTATGTAGAGAATAGAGCGCCAATTACAAGAGCTGCAGACCAAACCGAGAATATCAAACTGATTATAGAATTTTAGGAGAGTTAAATGCCAAGTCCAACAGATTTTAACCTCTCTCCTTATTATGATGACTTTAACGAAAGTAAAAAGTTTCATAGAGTATTGTTTAGACCAGCATTTGCTGTTCAAGCGAGAGAGTTAACACAATCACAAACACAATTACAAAATCAAGTAGAGAGAGTATCAGACCATCTATTTGAAAAAGGTGCTATGGTTATACCTGGTGAAATCGGGTATGATTTAAATTATAGTTCAGTAAAACTTTCCGCAAAATCAAACTCAACATTAGCAGATTATAATGGAATAGAAATAACTGGTGCAACGTCTGGTGTAGTTGCAAAAGTTGTAGGTGTTGCAATTGCAGACGGAACTGATCCAGATACTTTATTTGTAAAATATTCTAAAACAGGAACAAATAATTCAGCAGTAGAATTTTCAGCAAGTGAAACATTAAATTGTACAATTAATAGTTTGGCTGCTACAGCAACAGTTGATTCAGTTCATACAGGTTGCGCTGCTCAAGTTCAAAAAGGTGTTTACTATATTAATGGATATCACGTTGAAGTTTCTGAACAAACAATTGTTCTTGACAAATATACAAACACACCATCATATAGAATAGGTTTAACAATTACAGAATCTTTTGTAACCCCTAATGATGACGCAAGTTTAAACGATAATGCTCAAGGAACATCAAACGTAAATGCTCCTGGTGCTCATAGATTTAAGATTCTTTTAACATTAGCTAAAAAATCTCTTACTGCTACAGATGACGCAAACTTTGTAGAGTTATTAAGATTAAAAAATGGTATTATTCAAAACCAAGTTAGAACAACATCATACGCTGTAATAGAAGATACTTTTGCTCGTAGAACATATGACGAAAGTGGAGACTATGCAGTAAGAGATTTTGATTTAGATTTAAGAGAACATTTAATATCAGGAACGAATAGAGGTATATATTCAGCAGGAGATGGTGGATTAGAATCTAAAATAGCTGCAGGTATGGGACCTGGTAAAGCATATGTAAGAGGTTATGAAATAGAAACTATAGGTACAAAATTTGTAGATATTAATAAAACAAGAGAATTTGATACAGAAAACAATTTTAAAAGTAGATTTAATTTAGGAAATTATCTTGAAGTAAATAATGTATATGGTTCTCCTGATATTGGTTTTGTTTCTGGAGATTCAGAAGCATTTAAAAATGTATCTTTATATGATACAGCAACGGATGCTAGAGGTACTCCTAATGTTGGTTCAGACTCAGGTATTAATCAAATAGGAAGAGCTAAAACAAGAGGATTTGAATATTCATCTGGAGCAGCTACAAGTAATATTTTTGCTAGTAATACAGCAACGTCTGCTGTTTATAAACATTATCTATTTGATATAGAAATGTTTACACACTTAAACATTTTAGAAGCACAAGCATTTACAACTGGAGAAAAAATAACTGGTAGTACTTCTGGTGCTACTGCTGTACTTCAATCAGTTTCAACAACTGAAACAAGTACAATTAATAATATAACTCAAGCAAATCCAACAGTTGTTATGGCTACAGGCGCACATAACTTACAATCTGGTCAACAAGTTAAAATTGCAGGTGTAGGAAGTTCTTGGGAAATTGATTCAAGTGTGGTAACTGGTGGAACATTTACAGTTAGAGTTGTATCAGGAACAGATTATAATTTATATAGAGAAGATGGAACAACTGCTATCAATTGTACAAATCCAGGTACTGGTGGAACAGCGACACACGGAGTTGTTGTAGTTTCAAACGTACAAGGTGATTTCGTTGCAGGTGAAACAATAACAGGTGGTACTTCTGGTAATACAGCAACACTACAAGGAGACTCAATAGGATTTAAAGCAGTTAGAAATTATGGACCAAGTGATATTAAACAAGTTGCAATGGCAGGTTCTCCTACATATACTTCGGATGTAAAAACAAAAGATGTTGTCTTAACAGGAACTGTATCCAATACAAGTGGTACAAAAGTATTTCAAGGATTTGGTACAAGATTTACAGATGAATTAAAAGTTGGAGATAAAGTTTCATATAGAACGGATAATGGATTAATAGAAACAAAAATTATAGAGTTTATAGCAAGTGATACAAGTTTCAATACAACAGGTGCTTCTGGTGCAAACGTAACCAAATCAGATATAACTAGAGGAAGAGGTGAGTTAAAAGACGCAAACAAAAATATTTCTATTTTTGAAATGCCAAATGAAACAATTAAAACTTTAAAAACAACTGTTAACTCTGGTATAACAGATACAAACTTTGCAATAAGAAGACACTTTACTCAAACTTTAGGATCAAATGGTGACGCAACTATAACAGCAGGAACAAATGAAACTTTTAGTGGATTAGTAGAAAAAGATTTTTCAGTTTCAATTATGGCTATGGGTTCTGGTTCAGCAAGTGCTGTTGGTGATGTATTAAGTTTAACAGGTAATAACCATTTAGGTGGTGCTATATTTACATTAGCAGGTTCTCCAACAGGTAAAACTTTACAATTAGATTTTGGTACTGACTATGCAGGTCATAAAGTAAAAATTTTAGCAACAGTTAATAGAAGTGTTGCAGGTTCTAAAACTAAAACATTAACTACAGGAACTGCTTTACAAGTTACCTCACAAACAGAAATAGAAAGTGGTACAGTTGGTTTAGGAAAAGCAGATGTTTATTCAATAACTTCTGTTAAAATGGCTGCTGACTTTAGTACAAACGCAGTAGCAGGTGATACAGATATTACAGAAAGATTTAATTTAGATACAGGAATGAGAGATAACTTCTATGATATTGGAAGACTTAAATTAAAAAATGGTGCATTAACACCAACAGGAAGATTATTAATTACTTTTGATTATTTCTCTCACGGTTCTGGAGATTATTTTGATGTAGACTCTTATGGAGGTATTGTTGCATACGAAAATATACCTAGTTATACTTCTGATACAACAGGAAGAAAATATGAATTAAGAGATTGTTTAGATTTTAGACCTAGAGTTGATGACGCTTCAACAATAGATAGTGGTACCCAAGACCGTTCTTTTGATGGAACAGGTGCTTCTACAACAGATGTTGTTAAGTTTGGAACAGATATTACTTCTGACTTTGAATATTACTTACCAAGAATAGATAAAATATTTTTAGATAAAGAAGGAAACTTTAAAGTAGTTGAAGGTGCAAGTGCTTTAGAACCACAAGTACCTAAAGCATTAGAAGGTGCTATGCATTTATATACTTTAGAATTACCATCTTACACATTATCTTTAGATGATATTGCTATTAAGAAAGTTGATAATAGAAGATACACAATGAGAGATATTGGTAAATTAGAAAATAGAGTTGAGAATATGGAATACTATACTCAATTATCTTTGTTAGAGGCACAAGCACAGAATTTACAAATACAAGACGCAAATGGTTTTGATAGATTTAAAAATGGAATCATAGTAGATAATTTTAGTGGTCATAATATAGGTGATGTAGGAAACGTAGATTATAAATCATCTATTGATATGGCAAAAGGTGAGTTAAGACCTATGTTTAATGAGGACGCTGTTAAACTAATAGAGGCAGATGACGATGGTACTTCTATTCTTGCTTCAGATAGATTAGCAGGAAATTATCAGAAAACTGGAGATGGTTTAACTTTAACTTATACTGAAACTCCTTTAATAACACAACCTTTCGCAAGTAAGAGTGTTAATGTTAATCCATTTGAAGTATTTACTTGGTCAGGTTCAGTAGATTTAACTCCACCAAGTGATGAGTGGAAAGAAACAGAACGAGCACCAGAGTTAGTTATCAATAATGTGGGAGGTTTTGATACGCTAGTTTCTGGTCTTGGTAATGGTGCTTTAAACGGTGTAGAAATTGGAACTGTATGGAATGACTGGCAAGATTTCTGGTCAGGTTCCGTAAGAGATGTTGCAAGTAGAGATGTTGGTGGAAGAGGCAGAAGTGGAAGAAG